TCATCTGTGCGTATTCTGCGCCTGTATCCGTCAGCACACCGTCCCCCCAGTTGAAGGTAACCTCGTACTCCCCATCGGGTGCAAGCTGATATAGGCTTGTGTAGTAGTCCATCACCCAGACCAGATGCTCCAACGCTGTCTGTAAGGACTTCTGGATATTGCAGACCGCCGCATAGCTGCGCTGCTTGCTCATGCGGATTTCCTCCGCTGTCTTTTCCTGATTCTGTGGATCGGATAGGGTGCCATAGGAAAGATTGCAGTTAAACTCAATCCGCCGCAGTAGCTGATTCAAGCCATTGAACAGGGAAGCATCCCGAATTGCAGGGCTGAATACCTCATACAAATCCCCGGTTGTCCCCTTTTCCAGATTCAGAGAGCGGAACAGTCTCTGCTTGCCGACAGGCAGCCTTTTCCCATCCGCCTGCAATGCCCCGACAGAGGCATCCACTGCCAGCTCCGCACCTTCAAATTCCCATAGGATACGGCTGTATTGCCTGTCCGCCTGCTCCATCAGCCCCGCCGCTCTCGCACAGACCGATACGCCCAGAGGGGATTCCGCATCAATGTGGTTCGCAAAGGGCATCTTGAAATATACAAAAAGAGGACGCTCCAAGGTGTCCCCGTTCCGGTATCCCATAACAAGATTTTCTTCCAGATCCGCCCATTCATCCACACTTGTCAGAGTCGCAGGCACACCAAGTTCCCCCTCCTGATAGGAGATAAAGGCTTTATTCTGCACTGCATAGCCCGTATCCGTCAGCTGATGGCTTTCCAGTCTGGTATACCATGCACGACCCTTTTTCACACGCTCCACAAACACCGCACCCGTCACTTCTCCACGGCTGTTGTAGGCAGTCGGAATAAATCTGTCCGCATGCACAAAATCAATCGCTATCTTTCCGCCGTCCATGTAGGGCTTGAATACCAAGCCGCCCATTGCCGCCGCAAATTCTGTCTGCTCTCTCAGTCTGGAAAGCACAAAAGCATAGCCTTCCTGCAAAAATGCCGCCCGTCTGCCACTGCCGCTGATTTCGCTGTGAAATTCCACAGTAACCAGTCTTGCAATCTCCGATGCAACCGCAGCGGCTAACCCAAGCGTTTCTGTGTTCTGATCTAACCAAGGCGGCTCATTGCAGAACATCTTCTGCCAGAGCGTGATGGCATCCTGCATTCTGGTGCTGACTGCCACCTCCGCACCGAAAATAGCCTCCACCGTACCCCGTTTTACAAGCATTTTTATCATCCCCTTTATCCAAATCAGAAAATTTTTCATACTCTCATGTTCCTCCCCACGAAAAAGAGGTGCCTTTTAGCACCTCAAAGTTCGACCCCTTAATTTGTTCCCGCAACTCCTACTACAGGTCTTTTGTTTTTTGAATTTATTTGTTTCAAATTCCTTGCCACATATAATACAAATTCTTTTTTCATTATCCAACCCTTTACTTCTTCTCCATTTTGCTTTACAGGTATTTGAACAAAAACGACTCTTGACCTGTGTACTGTTAAAAGGTTTTCCGCATTGTTCACAAACAAATGAACGAGTTTGACAAAAACTTTCCCTTGTTTTTTGGTAATGTTCCTCGTGCCATTTTCTTCCTTCTTCACTGCTATGCCATTCTTTCGTCAATGGTCTAATCCTATCTAAATTTTCTTTTGTTCTCTCCAAGTCATTATTTACCGTCTCACTACAATGTAATGAACTGTGTTTACCCTTCTGCATAATCTCAAGATTGGAAATACTATTGTTCGCCTTATTGCGGTCTTTGTGATGAATTTCATATCCCTTTGGAATTGTGCCGTTGTAAAACTCCCACACATATCTGTGCATCCGCTTTCGGATTGTAGAGTTCAAATAATAACCTGTTCTTTCATCTCTTGTAAATTTGATTCCGTTGAAAAATTGGTGTTTGGGATAATTCATGCTTTCACAGCCTTTTTCTTTTCCTGTGCCTTTGCCCATCTAACCCCTCTGATAAAGCCGAGATTGAATACAGCAAACACACCAGAATAGTTACATTCTGTGATGTAGTCAATCAATGCACATGCCTCCTCTGTAGAAATATCATATCTGTCACGCTTGCCTATATATTCTTTTTCTGCTTTTTCGATTGTTTTCCACATTTTTTCAATATGCGTCATATAAAACCCTCCTTGATTTATAGCCCTACTGCTGTTATAATCAAGGTAACCAGTGGTAAGGCTCACTGGCTACCCTTTGTGGTTTGAAACAGGTTTGTGATTGGTCGTCGTCAACCTGTTTCTTTTTTTATGCCTTTACCTTGCTATCTCTGACGATTTTAGCGGCGGTTTCGGCATTTTCTGCTGTTGCTTCAATCAGCTTTGCGATATTCTCTAAGTACTGATTCAACTCTGC